AAAAACATACCAATCATACTTACTATGATTAGCGGGGTTCTTAAACCAGGGAGCTAAGTTTGGTTGATCATAAGAATTTTTTTGCCAAAGAATATTTGGTTTAACAGGGTGTAAGGGAATTTTTTCTGGAACAGAGGTAGTTATCTGTACTTGATCTAATAGTATTTTATCAACGTGTTGTTCTAAATACTCGTACTGTAATTCAGTTCCACCTTTAGGGTTTTGGTTTCTTATTTTCATTCATTACTTTCTGAAACACAGCTAGACCTTTATTAGAAACTTGAACCGTAACATCTTGAACAATGTCTGGTCCCTCTTTCTTATCTTTATATACTTCTCCAGTCTTTGTATTTCTATAGGTTGTTATAGTTGTACAATCAATCTTTATAATATTATCCGTTTTCATTCTCTCTGTTTATTAACGCATAACTTACGACAACTGTTATCCTACTTGCCGAAGCTGCTTGTGCTTTTATAGCATCACCTGCTTCTAAATTCAACCCTTGAGGTGTGGCATTTACTTGACTAGATCCTGCCATACTATCTCTAAAAAACTCTATGTCTGTGCTTGCAGAACTATCTCTCATAGAAGCATTACACATAATAGTTCCGGTGCTAGAGTTAGTAAAATAAACACTTTTAACAATAGCTACGGCTGAGGTGGAAATAGTTAAAACAGTATTTAGATTAGTATCTGCTAAAGACTTGATAGCATTTTTGTATTGTATACTCATGACATGAAATAATTAAAAGTATCTTGTTCGTTTTTTAAATCTTCTTGAAAAGCAAAATTAAGTTGTTGTTTCATAGTAGTTAAAGACTCAATAATTTGTCTTTGATTTTCTACTTCGTATTCAGGTTTTGGTTCAGGTATGTAATTAGTTATCTTAGCCATTATAAAAGACCGAATTTTGTATCACTATCTATTTTTCTGTTTTCCGCTATCTGCTGTCTAACATCTCTTGGTGCAGTATCAATTCTATTTTGTCTCTCTTTTGTTATTAAATCTTCTAACTGTTTTGTTTTTCGATTGAAGGCATCTATATCAGCCTTGTTTTTTCTTAACCTTGATAAAGTTTTATCACTCTTTCTGGTAGCAATTCTTTTTTCTAAAGCTCTCTGTAATCCAATGTTTGTTGGTTGACCAAATCTTCCATCACTTAATCCATATAAAAGACCACCTGAAACAGGGTTGTATCCTCTCATAGGACCAGAAGCAATTCTACCAATATTATCTAAACCAAATTTTTTTCCGTAAAAACTTTGCATAGGACGAACTCTAGTATCATAGGGTTGTATTCTTTCTAAGAGAGCTGGGATTATACCTCTAAAACCTCCCTCTGTATTTTGACCTCTTGTAAAATATAAACTATCGACTGTGTCTGGAACAACATCTCCAGTGGTAAACATTGGAGCATCTTGATTAGGTCTTCCCTCTTCTAAATTTTGTAACATCAAATTAAGATTATCGATAGGTTCAGGTACAGGTTCTCTTCCCATATCTGTTTCACCTTGTTTTATATTATACGTAGGGGGAAGATATGGTTCAGGAGCTCTAAAACTTTTGAATTGATCTTCAAACGCAAAAGGTATTGATCTTATACCAGTTGACTCTTCTTCTACTATCGAGTCTGAAAAAGGTGCAGCTATTGGAACGGAAGACCCATCATAAAACTGTATTTGATTTTTTTCTAAATAGTTTGGATCTCCAAATATTTGTAATTGCATTTCAGGTGTCATTTAATTAATTACCTCCTTTTGCCACTTGCCTATAGGACAATCAGTTCCTCTTAGTCTACATTTAGCAATTAAAACACATTTACATATCCCACAACGATCTCCGAACATATGAGTTTCGTAATTTTCACACTCTTTACAAATTTTTTTTCTTCTTGTATAATAATTATCTTTGACACTGGTCATTATCTTCTTCCATCTGGTTGAGCGTCTAATCTTAGAGTGCCATATCTCCACGTTTCACCTATTGAATCGTTCTCTATTTTGAGAGATACCAATCTTCCTCTTGCCCTAGTATCTACCTTATCAGTAGATGGTGTAACTGTAAAGGGTCCAAGTGGAGAACTTACCGGGGTATCATCAGGAAAATCGCTAACAAATAAAGTTATTTTGGCACTTCCTGTTTGATATTTAAAGTCAGGTATAAATCTTTTGACAGACATAATAAACTCACCATCTCCTCTAAAATCAGCAAGTCCAGTTTGTTGACCTAATGGACTTCTTCTAGCTGTAATATCATAATCTCCAGATCTTATAAATGCCGGTATAGCTGTATTACCTGTGCCATCCACTTGATCCGTTCCTGTCTCATGTTCATAATAAATAGAAGCTCCATACTTATTAGTAATTCCTAGAATTAAAGGAAAGACAGGCGTAGATGTACTTTCGTAATCGGTAGCATAAGGTGCATCAAATACTCCTTGGTCTTGATATGTAGTTCTGTCCAATGATGAAGTAGTCCAAACATTTTCTGAATAATTATAAGTAACACACCTATCAATTTGTTCAGAGCCTGATTTTGGATAAAACCAATTCACTTCAGTATATAAATTATTTGGGCCAGAAAAAACAACATCTCTTGAATTAAAGTTTAATCCAAGATTAGTTCCATCTGTTGTAAATACAAAGTCTTCTACTAAAGACGGTAATGATTTTACTGTTCCATCGTATGCAAAAAAACCACCTTCTGCTCCCATCCACCAAACAGCTCCGTTAGCATAGGTCGCTGCATGTTGACTAATACATCCACAGTTAGTTCCGACTTGTCTAACAGAGAATGTAAAGGGTGGTCCAACAAACTGTATTACATAGGCAGCTAGGTCTGTTAATACAAAGACATAATCTTTTCCTTGAAGAGCAGCTCTTATTTCGTTTCCTGTATCTAATCTAAAAGTTCCTGCCGTGTTAGTGGCTGTGGGTGCATATGTATTAAGATCTTCTTGATTAGAAAATCTTACGAACATAGGATCTTGTGTGCCTGCATCACCAATCGTTGTCTCCGTTCCAAAATGAAACAAATGTCTGTCTCTGTCTGATACTAATGTAAATCTAGTTGATGTAGGATTATTTGTGGTTTGAAAGTTTGAAGTTGTTTTAGAAGCTCTGATAGTTCGAGCATTAGAAGCGCCTGCGTTCCATGTAAAAGTTTGACCATCAAATATAGTGGCAACTAAGACTTGACCAAAGTTATCAAGACTCCAATTACCTGGTTCAAGAATTACTGAACTAGTGGATCTAGCTGTTCCCCATGTTGAAGTATTCCAAGTTGAAGTTCCCCAACCAAAACCAATTGTTTGAGTAGTAGGTCCAACAGTTACGTAAGGGTTAACGGTGACAGCTCCTGCTGCAGTCATTCCCGATCCTGTTTCTACACTGGCTGCTTGCACAGTAAATTTGTCTACATCTGGGACTGTTAATATTTCATAAGATTTTTCTAATTCTGCGGGTGTGTAAGCACTAGCTCCTGTTAAAGTTATTGCAGATAAGGTTACATATCTTCCGACTTCTAATCCGTGAGAACCTTTGTTTATTGTTATGGTATTTGAATTGTTAACAGTTGTTATAGTTCCACCAGTAATAGCTGTATCCAAAGGAGTAATGTCATAAAAATCATTTCCAAAATATAAAAATAAACCTTGTGAGGTTCCAATTGCTGTGTACTTCTCTCCTGCAAAACTAGAGAAAGCTGCCTGAGCCCTTGCAGCTCCAGGTAAAGTTTTAGATCCCACTGTTAATTGTGACCAACCACCTATTTTTTCTGGTAAACCATATCTGAATCTAACAAAATCACCATCTGTCCACTGACCTTCAGCACCAGACTCGGTATCTTGTTTATTAAAACCGGCCTTGAAATTTAATTTTTGTAGCATATAGTAGCTTATATATTACTTTTATAATGAATGAAAGATCCAAAATGAATGAAAAAATGGAACTAGATGAGGCCATAATAAGTCTAAATGTAAATATTAATGAAAACTTAAGAACACAATTAATTTCTTATATAGACCATAAAGCTATTAAACCACTAAGAGTTGCTGCCAGTGATACAGACGGAAGTGGGGAAGGTGAGCTAAACTTAAATATTAGAAAAGTAAATGGCCATACTCTTAATAATAATTATGTTGCAGATAAAATTTATTTCAAACATATTATGGATCTTATTCATACATTTGTCCCTAATTACAATGTTAAGTTTAAACATCAATTTGGTCGTAAACTAACACAAGTAGATTTATTGAAATACAAACCAGGTGGTAAATATACTATTCACGTAGATCATGATCTAAGTAGCACTAGAACTTTAAGCTGTATTATAAATTTAAACGATGAATATAAGGGAGGAGACTTTGTTTTTTATCACCCTGTTACCAACAAAGAATACAAAAGAATAAAATGTCAAAAAGGAACTATGATATTCTTTCCTAGTAATTTTCTTTTTCCCCATTCTATAGAACCACTAATTAAAGGAACAAGGTATAGTATTGTATCATGGATACTTTAAAAGATTTTAAATATAAATTAATAAAAAATTTCTTTTCTCCAAAAGAAATAAAATTGTTAAAACAATATTGTTTACTAAGATTAGATGGACCCTGGACTAGTGATCCTCAATGTGGCTACATAGCTCCATCTTTTTTTGACGATGCTTTAATGCGTTATTATCATCAAGAAAAATTAAAATTAGTAGAAAAACATAGTAAATTAAAATTATTTAAATCATACACTTATTGGAGATATTATGTCTATGGCAGTATTTTAAAAACACATGTAGATAGACCTTCTTGCGAAGTAAGTGTAACAGCATGTATTAGTCAAACTGAACAATGGCCTATACATATAAATAATAAATGGTATAAATTAAATGAAGGGGATGCCATTTTATATGCGGGACATGAAGTGCCTCATGGCAGAAAACCTTTTACAGGAGATTCTAATGCCCAAGTATTTTTTCATTATGTGGATCAAAATGGTCCATTTACACATCACAAAGATGATCAATTTAGGAAGGAAAATAATAGATGAGTGAAATAAAAAAAGAATTTAAAATGAAAAATTTTATAGGAGTATTTGATAATTATATTCCGGACATGCTAATACCAAATCTTATAAATTTATATGAAAGTCAAAAGGAGTTAAATAAAGTATATCCAAGATTAGCAGAAGGCAGTGGCCCATCTAGAAAAAAAGACAGCTCTTTAGATATGATGTATTACGGAAAAGAGGAAGAGAAATTAGTATTATTTAAAGATGTCAAAGCAGTAATGGTTAACTTTGATATGGCACTTAAAGAATATATTAGACAAACTGATATAGTTCCTCACTATATGGACAATTTAAATTATACAATAATGAAGATACAAAAGACTTTGCCTACTGAGGGCTATCACTTATGGCATTGTGAATGGGGTGGTGATACAGGTAACTTTGAAGTATATTGTAGAGGTCTTGTTTACACGATATATTTAAACGATGTAGAAGAAGGAGGAGAAACAGAATTCCTTCATTTCTCACAAAGAGTAAAACCTAAAAAAGGTAGAATAGTTATTTGGCCCGCTGGGTTTCCATATGTTCATAGGGGTAATCCTCCAATATCAGGAGAGAAATACATACTAACATCTTGGTTAGTAGTTCAGCCTACAGTTTAATTATGAAGTATAAGAAGTTGGTCTAGGACCTAGTCTAGCAATTTTTTCTTCTTGTGTTTCCTCAGGTGGAATGTCATCAGGACCTAAATCCTCTGGAAGTTCTAGTTGGTCATTGTCCCAATCTTCTTGTAATTTTGCTAAATGAGCTGCATCAAAAGCATTTATAAATTGTGATCTAAAATCACCAAGCACAGCTGCATCATAAACTCCATTAGGAGAAGTATCTTTATATTCTACTTGATCATTGTCTACGCCATCATCAGTGAATTGTATAGCGTGTATATTATTCCATTTTGCATCATCCCAATTTACACCATCTTCTACCTTATAACCCGCAGGTTCTGTAGGTGTAAACTCACCTGTTTTTTTGATGATCATTTTATCTTCAAAAATAATAGTCCAATATCCGTGTTTCATAATAATCTCCTTATGTTTTAATAATATATACCACAGTTAAATAAGGTTGCAACACTGAAGTTGCATCTCCTGTAAAAGTACCTGATAGGTTATGACTGTGAGATCCACCACTGCCGGCACTATTAGTTGCGCTATTTCCATGTGGATTGTTTGGTACAGAGCTACCACCTGGAAATCCCCAACAGTTACTATTTTGACTTTTACCTGCAGGAGGGTGACTATGTGAAGGAATTTCAGGGGTACTTAGAGTATGGTTTCCTGCACTTCCAGTTATATTACCTGTAGAAGTAACAGTATTCGCTCCTCCCGTAGAGGCTAAAGCCTTATTGTTAGATTTCCCTACAACCACATTATTCGCAACACTAGGCACATTGAAGGTACTAGCTCCGTCTCCAGCGCCATAAGTAGTTCCAATTACAGCGAATAAAGCTGAATATGTGCTACGAGAAACTGCTGCTCCGTCACATTCTAAAAATCCACTTGGAATACTAGTTGCTCCCCAAGGAATTACTGAGCCTGTTGTTACACCCACTAAACCTTGGATGTTTGCTCCGTCAAAATCATATCTTGTTGCTTCGTAATTTGCCATAATATTAAGTTTTAATTATATATATCATTGTTAAGTAAGGTTGCACAACTGAATCTGAACCACCGCTAAATGTACCAGATAAGGGGTGATCGTGACCACTACCACTACCCTGATTTCCAGAACTAAAGTTTTGTGGCATGTGAACACCAAAAAAGGGGCTTTGAAATCCTGTAGAAGTTCCGGTCCAGTTAACATTGTGAGTGTGACTTGGTAGTTCAGGGGTAGATAAACTATGGTTAGCTGCACTTCCACCCATATTACCAGTGGTCGTTACTGCGTTTGCTCCTCCAGTAGATGCAATTGCTTTATTCGGTGATTTTCCTACAGCCACATTATCTTGTAAATCAGGTACAAGAAAAGTACTTGCACCATCTCCAGCTCCATAGGTTGTGCCTATAACTGCAAATAAAGCTGAGTATGTGCTTCTAGAAACAGTTTGTCCATTGCACTCTAAATAACCCGATGGAATTGAGGAGTCACTCCAAGGGATAATTAGTCCAGTATTAACTAGATCAATACCTGAAAGGTTTGCTCCTGTGAAATCATATTTTGTTGCTTCGTAATTTGCCATAGTTCTAAGTCTTAATAATATATAATAAAGTTAAATAAGGTTGAAGTACAGATGTAGCGTCTCCTGCAAAACTTGCAGATAATGGGTGATCGTGTGCTCCACCACCACCTGTACTGGATACGGTAATATTACCAATACCACGATAATCACCTAAACGATTGTTGAATGAACAACTAGCTTGAAAAGTGGAATTGTTAGCTGCTGCGGTATAACTGTGGCTGTGAGAAGCCATTGTTGAATTACTGATTGTAGTATTTCCTAAATTTCCACTTACGGTTCCAGTTGAAGTTACCGTCTCTGCTCCCCCCGTAGAAGCCAGAGCTTTATTTGGAGATTTACTTACACAACAGTTATTAGAAAAATCTGGTAGTCCAAACGTAGACGCACCATCTCCAGCTCCATAAGTCGTAGATATTACTGCAAACAATGCAGAGTAAGTGCTTCTTGATACATTAGATCCATCACATTCTAGGAAACCTGTTGGTACACTGGCTGTAGTCCAGGGTATAATTAAACCTGTATTAAGACCTTGAATGTCAGTAAGACTAGCGCCGTCAAAGTCGTATCGCGTTGCTTCATAGTTAGCCATGGATTATTTCTCCCTATATGTCCAACCAGTAGTAGCGTCTCCAGAATAAACTAATGAAAATCCAGCCCCTTGTGTGTTTACTACTAGGTCAGCTGCTGCATTAGTAATGTTAGATCCATTTCGTCCAACAGTTAATGCGTTTGAATCAAAATC